GCTGTGGCAGGACGGCCTCTGTATCCTAGGAAACAAGCCTCTCAAACTGCAACCAGAGTTCTCGCAAAAGAACATAGCATTGATGCCTACTTAACTCAGTTGGTTAGAGTATCATCTTGATAAGGTGGGAGTCCCTGGTTCGAGTCCAGGAGTAGGCACCATATTGAAGCATCAGCGTGAGATGGCATTGGGGGGCCAACACTCATGAATGAGCATCGCATTACTGGTTCGAGTCCAGTATGCTTCAATATGGTACACCAACTAACTGTGATACGGGCGGGGATTTATATCTAATGCCCGGTAGCGATTAATGATTAAACATGCAGATGGGCTCGCATGGTGTAGTGTGTTTCAATATGGTAAAAAAGATTTGACATTAAATGTTAGTTTGTGTATACTGTGTACATAGATCAATGCAGTATCTTCTTTAACAATTTAGCTATATGAAACTTTGTGAAGTTTCATATTAAAGGACATTTGACAGTATCTTTTAATATGAATCAATTGCGGGAGAGAGAAACGGTTTACTCGCTGGTCTCATAAGCCAGAAACATCAGGTTCGACTCCTGTTTCCCGCAACCAATTTCCGGTTACTACTTTCCTGAAAGTAGCGTGGAGACACGATATGATCTCGGTGGCTAGGGCACCGTTAGCGTTACTAGTGACAGACAACCTAGCAGCGTGAACACTTCGTCGGCCATATGCCAAACAGTGTTCGGACAGGGTAACAACTCCAGCTTGGGGGCGACCGTGGAAAAGCGTGGCCTAAGCAATTATATTGAAGCACATTTTAAAATCCCGAAACTTTCTAGCAAGGGCTAGCACAACCTAGAAAGCAACCGAAAAAAGGGTAAGATTCGCAAGAGTGGGATACTCGGCGGTGAGAATCCGCAGAAAGTGTGTTTCAATATAGTTTGTATTAGTTTTGTAGCTTGTAAGCACAGAGGCAAGCGCAAGCGTTATGTAACCGAAGCAATAAACAGTAATCACGTGTAAAGCTGTTGAGTTAGGCATATAGTGCAGGCTACAAAACTAATACGGCACTTTAGCATAGTTGGCCTAATGCGCTGCCCTGTCACGGCAGAGATCAGGGGTTCGAATCCCCTAAGTGTCGCCAAAGTAATAAGGAGCGTTGGCCGAGTTGGTCGAAGGCACTTTCCTGCTAAGAAAGCATACCTCATAAGGGTATCATTGGTTCGAATCCAATACGCTCCGCCAGAACACATTTTTTAAGGATAAACATGAAAAACATTAGGATGTTTGCATCTGCTATTATGGTAATTCTCTGTTCGTTGGGGGCAGTATTCGGATATATGACTGAAAATTCACTTGCAATGAATGCATATATCACTGCAATTTTTGGTTGGTTGATTATTGCTACTGAAGACGTAACAGATTTTCTTAACAAAAATAAAGTAGCAAAACAGTAATTCTATGCATCGGTGGCAGAAAGGCTATGCGGCGGACTGCAACTCCGCGTCGATGTAGGTTCAAATCCTATCCGATGCTCCATAATTTTTTAAAGGATTCTGAAATGGCGCATAAGCAACAAGGCAATCTTACAAAAAATCCCCAGTGGTGGAAACATCTAAAAGATTGGAAACGAGTTTGGCATAAACAAGAACGTCAAGCATATAAACATTTTATTAAGAATCTTGCTTAACAATACCGCTACTCTATTATAAAGAAAGGAATATCATGAGTTATGATCCACGAGCAGTAAAAATTAAAAAGGCTGAAAAAATTTCAGCAATCCTCACTTTTAACAAGGAACGAAAAAATCTTTTTATCCGAGAGGCTGTTAAATCGGCTGAAAAGAATGCGCGTATGCGTTCCGCACGTAACAAAGGCGATAAAGAAGAATAAATTATTTAAGGAAAATGACATGAAACGAGGTAAACTCTAGTGTCAGCCTTGGACTCCCGTATGGTCAAGGTTGGCACGTAAAATAAATTTAATACGTACAACCTTGCTAAACTTTGATGGCGAAGTATCCGGCTCTTACCCGGAAAAACAGAGTTCGATTCTCTGAGCAAGGACCATATGGGGGTGTAACTCAGTTGGTTAGAGTATCGGTCTTTTAAACCGAGAGTCGTGAGTTCGAGTCTCACCGCCCCTACCATATGAAAGCACATTATAGCGGATTTCGCAAGTATGAGTCGCATTCTCACGAGTGCCCTTGAAATTGGATATAGTGTGTTTCTGCATGGTTTGTGTATTTTTCTTAGTATAGTTTAATGATATTACGTAGTGCATAATTTTTGATATTTGCTATACTCTTTTTGTGCGTTAAGTTTGCGCATAATTTAAAAGAAAGGAGAACATTATGTGGACAACACCTAAAGCAACTGACATGCGTTTTGGTTTTGAAATCACGATGTATATCGCAAATCGTTGATTAGTTAGTATCATATAGTCTGGATATATCCAGACTATACATGGGTGGTGCCCCTGTCGGCGGTCTGTAAAACCGTTACTCTAAGAGATAGGAAGTCGAGTTCGTGGAGCGTTACCATCACCACCCACCATAATTTTATTGTTTTAAAGTAGATTTGTTATCTACACAATATCCGCCCTTGAATTTATAAACCTTACTGTCGATTGACATACGTTCATAAATTTCATTATCGTGACACATATAGGGGTCGGTGTAATTTACAGTTAAATAATATATTGCATACCCCAAACCTACTAGTATAAGTATAACAGGTATATACTTAATAATAGCTGGTAACGTCTGCAATATTTGCGGTAGGTACTGTGGTAATACTTTTAATAAGTCTTTCATCACAATATTTATTCGTTAAGTGTAAGTATTCCGGAGTAGTATAATGGCAGTGCGGCGGTCTCCAAAACCGTTAGTGGGGGTTCGATTCCCTCCTCCGGAGCCAAATAATTAGTAAAATTTTTAAAAAATAACTTGACATTAAATACAGTCTGTAATATAATAGACGTATTGATTGAGAAGTAAACGTTCTTTTAAAAATTAGTTAAAGCAAATGACTCCTAGCATAAATAGATGTAGGGAGAATCATTATGATTAGATGCAATTTTTGCAATAGAGAAGCCAATACAGTGATGAGCAATGCTCAACACGAATTATATTGCAAATCCAATCCTAACAAAAAAATAAGGAAATCTTCTTACGGAATGTTAGGGAAAAAAGGGTCTAATCAATTTATAAAAGGAACTGCCAAACCTGTTTCAGAAGAAACAAGAATAAAAAGGCAGTTGATTACAAAAAATAAAGTTTGGGATGATGAGGCACGTTTAAATCATTCTATTGCGATGAAAAAAGCAGTAGAGAATCATCCTGAATCTTATACATCCTCTAATAGAGGTAGAACTAAACAAATTACATACAACGGTATAAAATTTCAAGGTTCTTGGGAATTACAGTTTTATCAGTGGTGTGAAGCAAACAATATTTCTTGTGTCAGAAATACTGAGGGGTTCAAGTATCACTGGAACGGAGAAAGAACTTATTACCCTGATTTTTATTTGACAGATAAAAATGTTTATGTAGAAGTTAAGGGGTATGAGACAGATAGGGATACTGCTAAGTGGAATCAGTTCCCAAAAAAATTGTTAGTAATTAAAAAGGCTGATATAATAGCTATTAATGAATGCAGTTTTGAATTAAAAGTTTAATGCACCTATAGCTCAATTGGTCAGCAGCGCCCGACTCATAATCGGTAGGTTCCTGGTTCAAGTCCAGGTAGGTGCACCAAATGCGGGATTAGTTTAATGGTAAAACGAAAGCCTTCCAAGCTCTAGTTATCGGTTCGATTCCGATATCCCGCTCCAAAGTTTTAGTAATGCGAGAGTGGTGGAACGGTATACACTCCAGACTTAAAATCTGGCGCCCGTAAGGGATTGAGGGTTCAAGTCCCTCCTCTCGCACCAAGTATTGAGCGCATATGGCGAAATTGGCAGACGCGCCAGATTTAGGTTCTGGTCTCAAAAGGGTGGGGGTTCAAGTCCCTCTATGCGCACCAAAATATAAGTATATTATTAGTTTACTATATAAATATTAATATGGATAATATACTGTTTGCAAAAGTAAATTTAGCACCTCTTCCAAAGAAATCCGTAACTGAAGAAATTCTAAATATAGAAAAATCTTTTTGGTTTTGGGATGAATATAGAGCAACTAATATGCTCCCTTTAATGACTAAAGGGTCTTTATCAGGAAAAGAAGGGTCATCAAATAGCAGAGTAGGTGAGTTTCATTGGTTGCCATACGTACCCGATGTACTTAAAAATTGGTTCGAAACTGAAGTTTTCCCTTGGATGGGAACTAGAACTAGAGTTATGGCACTGCTAACAGTCCCCAAATTTTCTAATTTAGAACATATAGATTGTAATATTGATGAAGTAGGAACAAAGCAACATAAATTTAGAATAGTATTACAAGGAAGAACAGATACCTTATATTTTAAAACCCAAGAGGGTGATGTGTATGCTCCCAATATCGACGCTCCCTTTATTATGGATGGGAGTTGGCCACATGGCATGACTAATTTTACGGATGACGTAAAGTTAACTATTGCCGCCGGCGCCCCTTGGAATGGTAATGTATCTTATAACAACATAGAAATTTTATTAGATAGAGAAAGATACAATATGCCTTCCGATCTAAAAAAATTTTTTAGATAAATAATGTTACTATGGCACAATTAAAAATCTTTATTAACGACAAATTATACAAAACAGTTTCATTAGAGACTGAAAAATATGAACCAAGTTGGTATTGGCCTCAGATTAAAGCCGATAAAGAAGCTGGTTTATTGAATTCATTTAATATCGAGGAATCGATGAAGGTAGAATTCAGAAAAGTATAATGCCCCGATGACGGAACTGGCATACGTGTTTGACTCAAAATCAAAATTTTGCGGGTTCGACTCCCGCTTGGGGCACCAGTTTTAGGATGCATTCAGCAAATATTTTGCCTTGTAAGCCGTAGGTTGTCGGTTCAAATCCGACATTACAACGAAAGTTGTAATTAGCTCAATCGGTAGAGCAACGTAAAAAGCATCCTGTTTAGTTTGGCTATCAATTCTTTTGCATCAATTCAAATCTGCTAATAATAGCGATAGTTAAATTTTTCTATTACATAAAATTTATATAAGTAATATTAATCTCGGATTAGTGTAGCCCGGCAACATACCTGGTTTGGGACCAGGCGTCGAAGGTTCAAATCCTTCATCCGAGACCAACTTTTTCATAAGGTAATAAAATGGCAAAAGCTTCAGGTCTTAAAGAACGCAAAAGAGTTGTAAAACTAACTAGTCAGGGTGGACGTAATCCCAAAACTAGTGCAATGAGTAAAAACGTCAAGCGTAGTTATAAGAAATATAGAGGTCAGGGTAAATAAGCATCGTTAGTTCAGGGGCAGAACGCTGTCTTTACACGGCAGTTGTCGGTGGTTCGAATCCATCACGATGCACCAAATGCGGGTGTAATTCAGGGGTAGAATGTTTGCTTGCCAAGCAAAATGTCAGGAGTTCGAATCTCCTCACCCGCTCCAAATAATTTAACATATGGCACATCAACAACAATTTGATTTTGTACAAAGAGTAAAAACAAAATATCCTACATTCTTTTTTCAGAAAAAAGTTTTAGAAGTCGGTAGCCTCAACATCAACGGTACAATACGTGATTTTTTTAATTATTGTGACTATTTAGGTGTTGATGTGGGACAAGGTCCTTGCGTTGACTTAGTATGTGAGGGACAGAATGTAGATCACCCAGATAATACGTATGATACAACAGTAAGTTGCGAATGTTTTGAACATAATCCTCACTGGGTAGAAACATTTCAAAATATGTATAGGATGACTAAGCCGGGAGGCTTAGTGTTTATGAGTTGTGCAACTACGGGTAGACCCGAACATGGTACTACTCGCACGAGTCCCAGTGATAGCCCATTGACTATTGGTATAGGATGGGACTATTATAAAAATTTAACTGAACAAGATTTCAGAGATAACTTTAATATTGATGAAATGTTTAGTGAGTATAAATTTGAAGTTGGAACATCACATCCTGACTTGTATTTTTATGGTATTAAAAAAGTAAGTGATGTAGTAGATTTTAGAAAATATTTTACAGAAAAATATTACGACAGTAATTGGTTAAAACAGGCCAAAGAAAACTATGATAATGCTGATCCTTATCCGCACTTAGTTATCGATAACTTTCTGCCCGTTGACATAATGAATCGTGTACTAGATAGTTTTCCTAAACCCAATGCACTAGATTGGTGGGAATTTAAAAACGATAATGAAATCAAGTTGGGTAGTAAAAAAGAAATACAATTGCCACAGATTGCAAGAAATGTATGTCAAGAATTGAATTCAGGTTATGTGCTTGATTGGCTTGAATATTTAACAGGTGTGCCAGGATTAATCGCTGATACAAGATTATTTGGCGGCGGGCTCCATCAGATAGTAAGTGGAGGTAAACTGGGTATACATGTTGATTTCAATATCGAACCACACACAAAACTTCGTAGACGTTTAAATTTCTTGATTTATTTAAACAAAGACTGGCGTGATGAGTATGAAGGCCATTTAGAACTATGGGATGTTAACAAAACAAAATGTGTTAAAAAAATAGCGCCAGAGTTTAACCGTGCGGTATTGTTTAACACGAATGATACTTCATGGCATGGGCATCCTACTCCATTGAAAACGCCCGAAGGAGTCACAAGAAAAAGTCTAGCGTTATATTACTATAATGTAGACACAGAGAATGTTAAAATACATTCTACAATTTATTAATGGGGGATTGATGTAATGGGAGCCTGGGGCCTTTGCAAGGCCTTCGTGAGAGTTCGATTCTCTCATCCTCCACCAAATGAATTATGGAAGCGCAAACCGACTGGCGACGGTACCTGTCTTGAAAACAGTTGAGCGTTAATAGCGCCTTGGGGGTTCAACTCCGCCCGCTTCCGCCAAATTTAACAAATAGTAGGGTGCGAGAGTTGGTCTAATCGGCCTCCCTGGAAAGGAGTGCATCGGAAACGATACCAGGGTTCGAATCCCTGTCCTACTGCCAAACAGTTTGCCCAAAATACATTGACGGGTAATCAACCTTGTAGTATACTTTAGTTCTTAAGGATAGATACAGCAACTTCTCTGATGAGAACGGTTTGCGTATAACGGACGAGCAATCTCCGTTAATAGCAGACGAGGTGAGTTTCGAGTTCTCACTGAAAACAAAAAGTAGAAAGCTATCCTGTTTTAATTTTTTGGATGACTACAGCAATCTTTTTGATAACGTTAGAGGTCATAGACGGTGGCTCGTAAGGCTTTATCTAGTGGCAACGCTAGACGCTTATAGAATGACTAGGCATAGAGAAACTATGATATGTTGTCAGTAGCAGAAAAAATACTGAATGGGTCGAGGGGCATAATTGGGGCGACCAGAAAATAAATTACCCACCCGATCATCCAGTTATAGTTTTAGGATGCTTGCAGCAAATTTAAATTACTCTTTGAAAAAGTAAAAACAGCATCCTGTTTTAATATAAAGAAAGGAATCATCATGCAATTCGCAACGGCAATCAACAATCAGGAAACTAAAACTCAAAACGGCATGAAGGCAATTAAATCAACTGCTAATGCCTGTGTTGATTTGTTTTATACCATTGGCGCAAGTCGTGGCAAAAATATTGTACCAGCATTTACCGCAGCATATGTAGAAAATGCTGATTTGGCATTGCGTATTGCACAATGGGCCCGTGATATTCGCGGCGGAGCCGGTGAACGTGAACTATTTCGTCAAATTCTACAACACCTAGAAAAGAAAAATCCAAAAGACGCTAGTCGTTTGATGGCAAAGGTACCTGAACTAGGTCGTTGGGACGATTTGTTTGTTTTTGAATCTAAGGATTTAAAGGCAAGGGCATTTACTATGCTAGGTGATGCATTGCGTCAAGGCAATGGTCTAGCTGCAAAATGGACTCCACGTAAGGGCAAGCTTGCACGTGAAATTCGTGAGTTTTACAACATGAGTCCTAAGCAATATCGTAAGAGCCTTGTTGCTCTTACTAAGGTAGTTGAAACCCAAATGTGTGCCAATGATTGGGATAACATTAACTACAGCCACGTACCAAGTGTAGCACACGCACGGTACAAGAAAGCATTTGGTCGTCACGGTACAACCTATGCCGAATACGTTGCAAAGCTTGTAAAAGGTGAAGATGGCGTTAAAATTAACGCTAATGCAGTATATCCATATGATGTGTTGCGCGGACGCATTAGTGGATGGGATCGTAGTGTAATGAGCAAAACTGAATTGGACGCAATTCAAGCCCAATGGGATGCACTACCGAACTATGTAGGCGACGCCAATGTACTACCATTGGTTGACGTTAGTGGTTCTATGGCTACTAGCGCAGGCCGCAATTCTTCACTAACTTGTTTAGAAATTGCAGTTAGTCTTGGGTTGTATTTTGCTGACAAAAACAAGGGAAAGTTTAAGGATTGCTTTCTAACTTTCAGCGAAAATCCAGAGTTGTTGAATCTTAAGGGCAACATCAATGATAAGATTGACCAAATGATTCAGTCTACGTGGGCAATGAATACTAACCTACATAAGGCATTTGAACAAATCCTTGATACCGCTGTAAGTAACAATGTCTCTCAAGCCGAAATGCCTGAAACATTGATTATCTTCAGTGATATGCAGTTCGATCAATGCACCCGTTACAACGACAGTGCAATTGAAATGATTGAACGTAAGTATGCAGAAGCAGGATATACTGTTCCTAAAGTAGTATTTTGGAACTTGAATGCAGCATACGGCAACATGCCTGTCAAGTTTGACAAGCGTGGCACTGCACTTGTTAGTGGATTTAGCCCAGCGATTGCTGCTAGCATTTTGTCTGGTAACATGGATGACTTCACTCCGGAGTCAATAATGCTACAGGCGGTTATGAAGGATCGTTATAATCTTTCATAAATACAGCACTCGGTTTACACTTTTCCCGTCATGATAAAGTGGGTGTTGTAGTCTACCAGAACTACACGGTGCTTACGATCTTACCGCAGAACCCGCGTTACATGGGTGCAAGAAATATCGTAGGGAAGTTTCTATTCTGACCATAGAAAAATAGACGGACAGGGTAACAACTCAGGATGGGGCTAGGTAGTGCAGTAGCCATCCAATTTTGTAAGTATCTTTCTGAAGATATTTACAAAAGCACCCTAGCTAAACATAGCTTAATATTGTTTGCTCTTTTTAATTTGTTATATAGCACCTAGGGTGTTTCTAATTTATTGTTATTGTCAGGTGTGTGGAGAAAAATTGACATGTATGTAGTAATGTATAAAGATTTAAACGGTAGACAATTTGAAAGAAGTTTTGACAACCTTGGCCCAGCATTAGACTGGGCCAAAACCTTATGTTACTTTGTTACTATTTCGGGCAACGGTCATGATATTGTGGGGATGTTTGGAGTAGATAGTGTAGAAGAAGGTGTGTTGCCGGACGGCTCGATATATAATTGGAAGAAGCGTAGAGAATAACTCTTATCTTACTAAATGTTATCAATCATATAATAAAACTTCAATTGACAGATATATCAAATTGTGAGATAATAGCACAATAGAAAATAGGTATTTCAATAATGAAAACATATATTACAAGTGATCTTCATTTTGGTCATGTTAACATCAAAAAGTTTTGCCCCGAAACACGGGCCCGGTTTCCTGATGTCCAATCAATGACTGAAATGATGATCAACGAATGGAATGAAATCGTTACTAACAAGGATACAGTTTATATTTTAGGAGATGTGGCATTTTGTAATGCAGAAGAGGCTAGTAAAATTATGCGCCGTCTAAACGGTCGCAAGATTCTGGTTGAAGGAAACCATGACGTTAAACTGTTAAAGCATCAATCCTTTCGTGAGTGTTTTGCTGAAATTCACAAGTACCTAGAAATTAAGTACAATGGAACTCATGTAGTAATGTTCCACTATCCCATTGCTGAATTCAACAGGATGCATCATGGTGCAGTTCATCTACACGGTCATCTGCATGGTAACAAGAGTGGTATGGAGCAATACCGTGTTCGTGACATGGGTATGGACGCAACGGGTAAGATTGTTATTTCAATTGAAGATGCTATCGCAGACGCTATGAAAGGTGTTCCCAAATCGCATCATGACAAATATGAGTAAAAATTATGAAACTAATTTTGGTACGAGGTCTTCCGGGCTCAGGTAAGTCTACTGTTGCAAGGCAATTTGACGGAGTTCATATTGAGGCTGATGAATATTTCATGATCAACGGCGAATACCGATTCGACCATACTAAGTTAAAACAAGCACATGAATGGTGCCAAGAAAAAACCCGAGAAGCGTTGAAATCTAGGTTTACTGCGGTTGTGTCTAATACTTTTACCACACTTAAAGAATTGCGTCCCTATTTTGACATTGCAGCAGAGTTCGGTATTTTACCTAATGTTATTGTCGCACAAGGTAATTTTGGTAGTGTACACGGTGTGCCAGAAGAAACATTAGCAAAGATGAAGGCGCGATTTGTATATGATATTTCGGAATTGTACTATGAACAAACGAATTGAAGCACTCAAACATCAGGCCACTCTATGGTGTGATGACAATATCCCCGAGAAGTTTAGTGAAGAAACCGGAGGATATGGTGGTGCATGGGAAGACAAGTTCGCCGAGTTGATTGTGGCAGAATGTGTTGAGATTGCTTACGAATATGATGCACCAAAAATGAGTGGTCCTGGTATGATTATTGCTGGCAGGATCGAACAACATTTCGGAGTTGAATAATGATTTTAAACTATTTTCGAGAACAAATTGAAGGTGGTGCTACAGACAACTGGTTCTATGGTACTGAAATGAATGGTGAAGTTCGTATTGAGCGTCATCGCGGAAGTCTTGATACATTCCCTGCTGATCTTAAGTTTATTCGAATGGCAGGAAGTGTTCCGTTCTTTACTTTAGAACATTTCGGAGTTGAACAGTGAAAGGACCTAAAGAAATGAAGCGGTACGTTGCAAGGTACCGCGAACACCTAAAAGCAATCCATTGGGATGATTTAGCAATCTTCAAATGGGAACGGTGCAAGAATTGGTTCAAGCGAGAAAAGAAGATTAAGAAGGATGACTTGGAATGAACGAACGTATTAAAGAACTAATGGTACAGGCAGGGTTTGATCCTGCCGCTATTGAGCGTATGGGCGTGATGCCAAACGCAGAAAAGTTCGCCGAGTTGATT